TGTCATCCTTCGGCCTGAATTTAACGCTGATGCGATTCTGTCGATACTCGCCAATGATGCGATCACATTCACGGGCAATCTTATTCAGTTCAAAGCGCGGGTAATGCTCAAACCTGCCTTCATCAAATGAGTAACCAGCGTTTGTGCTGCCTTCCCACTGTGCGCCGGACACCCGGACGAAACGTTGAGCCTCAATAATCTGCTCTCGCATATCCTGCGTTGCTGACCAGGCATTATCAAAGTTGCACAGCACCTTGCGATGCCAGTCAGTCATCTTTCTATCATCAGCCATCATCCAACTCCGCAAGGTATGTTGTAGCTTGAGTAATCAATCTCTTTAGGATCTTTGATGTCTCGCATCTGTATTGCAAAACGCCTCATCATGTAGCCATAGCGAACAGCAGAAAGGATGTCGTCATTTAGCTTGACGATCTTCCCGTTCTCATCGCGGTGATACAGGCGAAACTCTTCAAAGAATGGCTCGCAGGTGTTAAATACCTTGAAACGACCGTCGAGCATCATGTCGCGTATCTCTGCTATCCCGGGTTCGACCGCATTACCTCCATCAGGCCATGTTGCATGATCTGGCAACATGTCGAACCCAGCGTCGGCGTATTGTTCCTTGAGCTGAGCGCCGCCTCCCTTTTCGTGCTGATGCCCGTCATGAGGCCAAGCCGTAGGGGTGTTTTTGCTCCATGCTTTAACAGCACTCCATGCCTCTGTCGCCTTCTTCTGTTTGGCCTTCCAGACGCGAGAAAGATAAATCACGTCCTCGTCTTTATCCCACCAAAGCTGGATATGTGCCTGTGGGTGATCCCATCCGAAGTCCATTGCATTGATGACGTAGAAGTGATCAGGACACTCGAACGGCTGACACTTAATCGTCTCTTCCGGTATCTGGAAGATTCGACCGCTACCCATCGTAGGAATACCGCGAGCACGCGCCTCTCTCTCATGCTCAGGATAAGATGCGATGATTTGCTCTTTCTGCTCGTCGGTGTAGTGCTCAGCGTCATAGATGGTCATGTTGACCACTTTCTGCGACTTGCTGGGATTCTTCAGGAACTTGGTAACAACGTCAGACATCCCCATCAGCGGGGTAAACGTCAGAATTGAGAATTGCCCGTATTTGTTGGTACGGGTAAGCCCTTCGCCATAAATGCTGTATGGTGGCTCTTCGTCAAACCACACGCCGTGGATTGTGTCACCCTGCCAGCGAGCGCGTCCTTGCGAGTATGGTTTGAAGTAGCAGATTGAAATGCCATCTTCAACGCCATCAGCCGTGTGATGCTTAACCAGAAGATGATCAACAAGGTTCGGAAAGAAAGGAGACTTCTTCCAGCTAATGATGTCTTCTTTCGGTATGGAACCGTAGCCTGGCTCGTCATTCTCTTCAATACGACCGCACAGGATGCGTTGAGTCGTTTTGGTTACAGTCTCGTTTGTCTCGCCGCCAATCCAGAAGACAACAGGCTCATAGAAACGCTTACCTTTCCACTCACCGCCATATTTACCATCAGCAGGATAGCCTTTTGTGCCCGGATAACGCCCGGTAAGGTGAAACGCGACTTCAGCAGCACCAGTAAATGACTTACCAAGCTGGTTACCAGCCATAAAACAGCGCTCTGGATAGTCATGCCCGGCGTCGATGAACTCACGCTGTTTGCTGTATGGCGTAAATTCATATAGCAGGTGTGTGTTCCGGTAGTTCTCTTCTTCTTCGAGTAGCTCGAGCAACTCGATTTGCTCTTCGTCGCTCAGGTTATCAAGAATCGCGTCCAGTTCCACGGTTGAATAGCTCCTTGATACGAGAGCGTCGCTTATCGCGATCTCCCTTATCAGGTGTCACGTCTTCAACTTGCGACTGCTCTTTGAGGCCCAAATCACGGGCGATGATGTTAGCGTTGAGAAGGTCAGCGGCTGCGCCAGAGAATTTCTGGTCGTAGATGATGTCTTCCGCTCGTGATGTGACGTCAGAAAAACCTTCCATTGACCGGAAGGTTCCCCATGTTTGCCTGGTGATATCAAGGAAGGTACACAATCCTGAAATAGTCATGGCTCGCATCTTAGGAAGATTAGCCTTAATTATTTCTCCCTGATATGAAAATACCTTACCCTCCCATAGCGGGTTATCATCAGCCCACTCGAAGTATTCACAACAAGCAGCCCACAGCGCCTCAGGCGATTCGAATTTAGGGTTTCGCCCATGACTACTGCGGGCCTCCCAGAATCGGTTGCCCTTTGGTGCTGCCATATTCATCTCACTTAATCGTTATTTCAGGTTGAGCATCATGCTCCGGTGGTGAACAGGTCTAACGCTTCCTTCGATTTACGCACCGCTTCGATAGTGCGGGTCGTGATATCTGAATTAGCGCCACCTGACTGGAAGTGAATTTTGAATAGCTCAAGCTTCAGCTCGTCAGTGCCAATGAACTGAAATGCTTCTTCTGCGGCTGCGTTCTGGTTCATGACCAGCTTGTAAATCTCTAACTGGAATTTCTGTTCTTCAGTCATGGGAATAATCTCTGCCATTGTTGGCTCCGTTTATCCGTTAAAAGGGATATCAGTTAAGTTATCCCGTGTAGGGTATAAGTCATTGTCGAGACCACTCATTGAATGGTCTCTGCAATAACCGATGTCTTTCCATCAGTCCGCCACCACAAAGAATCTTTTTTGCCATAAGGCAGGAGGTTCATCTTTCAGTGGCTGCCAGTGTTATTTCCCCACTTTCTGGCTTGGGTTGTTTCGCTGTATTGCCGCAACTGGTGGTGCACAGATTTAGTTAAATCTGTTCTCGCCTGAACTATCTTTTACATACCCGGATTGTGGGGATGTAAATCACGGTTTCATTATCAAGCCCACCCGTAGATGGGCTTTGGAATGGCTACTTCGCTTTTGCTTCCGCTCGCTTACGCCGGCGCTCTTCTTTCCTCTCGGCTTTTGCCATGTCCATGAATGCCTGCATGATCGAGTTCCGCATCATGTAGCTAACAAAGTGATGATTGACACAGCCGTTGAGGCGCAGCTGCTCGCCAAACTCATCCACCGAGGCCAATGCTTCCATCATGCCCTTCTCGCCTTTCATGAACTCTGAGAAGTCGCGCCCCGCTCTGGAGGCGCATTCAATAACACGATCACTCATCCCGGAAGCCCGGGGATCGTAATCTGCAGCTGGTTAGCCAGGGAGTTAATCTCAGCGACCAACACTGGCTTCGTATAGCGCCATGCTGCCAGCCCTTGTCCGCAGAAGCTCGCCATGTCTTTCTTCTGGTCAAACTCATGACATTTCATGTTGAGCTGCGCACTTAAGCTGTTGCGATGCTGAAGTTCTCCGGTGAAGTAGTCATCGAGGACTTTATAGGCCGCGTACTTGAACCCGGGGTTTAACCAAGCCGCATAATCGTAAGCAACAAACTTCCCGCCATATGTTCCACCGTGTACACCGCGCTCAGTAAAAACCACAGATTCGTGGTTTTTCTCCAGCTCGGCTAAGAACTCTTTGGTCTGCTTGTTTCGCAGGTAGTGGTAAGGCGATTCAGATTCACTTTTACCACTGGCTTTCCACATATCAGTGAGGCAGATCATGCCATCTTCACCGATACGAATTGGTTGATTGAAGAGGGTTAATGATTTCATAGCGTGTACCTACTCTTTGAAATGAACCTTTGCCGCACAGGAAACCAGCCCACCGAGGCTCGCCAGCACTACCTGGTATCCTCAAAGGCCCATTCCAAAGGGGCAGGTTCGGTGTAAAAAACATGCGTTGCGGTACGCATTTATTGCAAAAAGCCCCGCATCGCGAGGCTCATTAAATTGACTTTGTGATTTGCAAAAAAATTATTTCAGGCATTGCGTCCTGATGTATTCCTGCAGGTAGTTAACCTGCGCGGTTATCCTGTCGATTCCACTTCTGAGACGGTAATAATTGAGTTCAGCATCTGCTGTAAGTCTTGGGCTTTCTCCATCGCCCATGCTGCTGGCTCCGGTCGTTGACTTTGCACAGGTGGCGGCGACTTGCAGGCGCTTACGACCAGCAGAAACATCAGCACGGAGACTTTCGATAGTCGCGTTAGCATCAGCAAGCTCCTTTGTGTATCTGGCGTCAAGTTCTGCTACATCACGTTGACGCTTCTGCATGTCAGCAATTGTGGATGCGGCCTTATCGCGCTGCTCTTTGTAGGCGATTGCGTTATCACGGTAATGATTAACAGCCCATGACAGGCAGACGATGATGCAGATAACCAGAGCGGAGATAATCGCAGTTACTCTGCTCATTGCTGCCCCCACAAACAGACTTCACGCTCAATCTCACGGCGAGTCATCAGCCCTTTCCATTGCTTACCGCCAGCGTATGTCCAGCGACGTAGCTGGTCACATGCGCCCTTGATATCGCCCTGGTTGATTTTGCGAAGAAGCGTCGATGTTCTGAAATTGCCTGCGCCCACGTTATAGACGAACGAATAAAGAGCGCCGCGCGTTGTTTCCGGTATATCGACTTTGATGTACGGGTTAATTTGTCTGGCGACCGTGGCAAGGTCTTTATTCAGGAGGGCTTTGCATTCTGCTTCGGTATACGTTTTACCGAGCATGATGTCTTTTCCGGTGTGTCCGTGGCATACAGTCCATACACCAACAATATCTTTGTATGGTATGTAGCTGACACCTTCCAGGCCATCGTTACCACTTGGTCCAGTGATTAACACAGATGCTATAGCAATAGCCCCGCCACTTATCGCCGCTATTACGCTATTTCGTAGTGCCGGTGACATTGCCATTCAATCTGTCCTCGCGCTCTTTGCGCTTGTAGTACCAGTTGATGCCAAATGTGCCGACAGTACAAAGAATACCAATGATGACAGCCCAGTCATTCAGGGAGAGAATGCCACCCATCGCAGTCAGTCCTCCGAAGCTGTAACTGAACCATTCTCTGATTTTGTCCATACGGTACATGCTCTACCCCTTCATTGAGGGGATTTGCTCTATTTAATTAGGAATAAGGTCGATTACTGATAGAACAAATCCAGGCTACTGTGTTTAGTAATCAGATTTGTTCGTGACCGATATGCACGGGCAAAACGGCAGGAGGTTGTTAGCGCAACCTCTTGCCACCCGCTTTCACGAAGGTCATGTGTAGAAGGCCGCAGCGTAACTATCACTGATGAATTCAGGATAGCCAGTGGCTACGGCTCAGTTTGGGTTGTGCTGTTGCTGGGCGGCGATGACGCCTGTACGCATTTGGTGATCCGGTTCTGCTTCCGGTATTCGCTTAATTCAGCACAACGGAAAGAGCACTGGCTAACCAGGCGCGCCGACTCTTCACGATTATCGACTCAATGCTCTTACCTGTTGTGCAAATAAAAAAAGCCACCGTTGCAACTTAAGAGTCACTAACGGCAGCTTACATCTTTAAACGGTATGATATTTCATTCTGGCTGCCTCAAAAGCCGCAGCGGCAAGTTCGGCAGTGTCATGGTATCCAAGGTTAATACACTTTCCAGACGCATTAATTCTTGCTCTCCATTTCCCGTACTTAGCATCCCAAGACACGCCACGGTATCCAGATTTATTATTCTTCTGAATTTTCCTGTTTTGCATATTTTCGGAATGAGTGACAAGACGAAGATTTGATATCCGGTTATCTGTTCTTACCCTGTTGATGTGATCAATAAAACCATCGGGCATGGTGCCATAAACAATCAACCATGCCAGTCTGTGAGCAGGGCATGCTTTACCATTAATCATAATCATTAAATACCCATCAGAATTTATTGATGAGCATTTCTTGAAAGCAAAACGAGAGTTCCATGTCAAAGTGGTCCTCTCTCTCCCCTGCCTCCATCTCCAGTGAAAGTCGCCTGATGATGGATTGTAATCAACAACAGAAAGCACCATTTCTGGCGTTAATTTTATTTCTTTCATCGCTTTACCTTAGGGATAGAGCCTGTTCGCGTAGATATGACAGCCAAGAGCGGAGCGATGTTTCCACCACCATATCTCAGGCCCATATCACTAAGACTCTTGTTTTGATTGCACGCGAATGCAAAAAAGCCCACAGGAGGTGGGCTTGTGATGGTTGCTGAATGCAAAAGCAGCAGCATATGTGAATATTATGGCTAAATGGCTAATTGCATGTCAAGACTTTTAACAGCAACATGCTTAACTTTCTCAACACGTTTACGCATTTTGAAAGCATTTTGCATTGGTTGGTACAAAACAAATAACGACGCTTTCAGGATGTCGTCAATTTCGTTTCTACAGGTTGCCATTGAAGGTTTTCTCCATCCCTCGCCACCACGTCCACACATCTTGCGTGGCTTTGCAGTCGCGTGATAGTAGGATGCAATTGCTCGCTTAGATGAACCATGAGCGTAGTAGCTGAGGAGGATGCCAAAGGCTTTCTTGTCAATGTACATGACGGAATCGACGACCTGAGAAATCAACATTCCATCATCATCATTACACATTGGCCTTGTCATAACTCTTCCCGGCTCTACGCTCTCCATGAACTTCGCTATTACGCTGCTCATGCGCTTTTCCAGACGACCTGAATAAACCCATGCGCCCCACAGTTCAAGCCAGCCATTCAGCCACTCATGCTGTTCTTTGGTGAGGTTTAGTTCTCTTATGCCCACGCGCCTTCTCCCTGTACCTGAATCAATGTGAGATTTCCGCAGAACACTGCGCCGGTATCGATATACATCTGGTTGGCAAATTTGAGCGGTTTCACTGCTGGCGTATGACCAAAGATGAACATGTCCGCGCCTTTGATTTCTTTCACGATCCCGTCTTGTGAGTTGCTGATTCGTTCGCGGTTCCAGATTACCTGCTGATGATCAACTGGCTTTCCAAACTCGTATTCGTCACAAGGATAATCGGCGTGGCAGATGACATATTTTTTATCTTTGCTCACCAGTTCGATGATTAACGGAAGTTCATCTGCTTTATGGGCAAGAGCTTTAGCCAGAATTTCTTTGTCGTAATCGAGATTAAAGAACCAGCCACCGCCATTAAGCAGCCAGTGATTGACGTTTCCACGCTCTGATAAGCCATCAATCATCATGTGCTCATGGTTTCCACGTACAGCTCTGAACCAGGGGAATGTGATTAATTCCAGGCATTCAACGTTCTCTGCACCACGATCAACCAAATCGCCAACCGAGATAAGCAGGTCTTTTTTGGTGTCGAATCCAATCGTATCCAGTTTGTTCATCAGGTTCGTGTAGCATCCGTGCAGGTCGCCAGCTACCCAAATATTTCGGTATTTGCTGCCATCAATTCTTTCGTAGATATTCATGCTGCCTCACTTCTGCTGTTTCGCAGATTTTTAAGTTTCTGCTGATACTCCGCCTTGATGGCCCTGCACTCTTCGACAGTCCAGCGATGGCGGTTATGGTTTAATTCGATTTCGTCTACTGCTTCCTGCCCGATGCGATTAATCAGTTCGACGCGATACGGAACGAGATTTCCGCTTTTGTGCTGGTTGCACACCACGCATTGCTTGTGAATATTGCGTTCATCAAATCGGAGTTGAGGTGCCGCAGCAGTTGTCCGGTAATGTCCGGCATCCCACTGAGCAGACGTGAGCGTTCCGCACGAGATACATGGTAAGTCGCGGTCTCTTTCTCTGATGAAGGCGTTTACGGCTT